TGGAAATAGATTGCGCCAAAAAAGCGAACAAAAATTCCCCATTGAAACGCAATGCGAAACAATGGGGTAACATAAAGACCAAAGAAAACTATTAATATATAAAAATAATAATAAACTATAATAATAATACCATAAACAAATTAAAAAGTCAATAGAATAATAAAATTTTTATTACTGAATTAATAACCTCTTAATTAGCGTTTGTGTTATATTTTTAATTTGGTAATTTATAAGCTAATATTTGAATTGGAATAATAGCGTCATTATTCTCACCTTGACCTGTTCCATTAAATTCAAGAAAGTGACCTACGGCAGCTACAAGATTTCCATCTGTATTTATTGTAAATTCTCTTAATCTCATCCATGGTGCAGCATTTGTTTGAGTTCCAATAGCAAAACAAGCAAAAGAGTGAGTATTACTTGTTTCACATTTTCCTGAAGAATGAATTGCACGTGTTTGACCTACTGCATTTATAAATATAATTTCAATATAGTCATAATCATTTAAGTCAACACTACATTGTAAAACGGTATTAACAGCTAAAGAAGATGGATTTTCATTTGAATAAGCAACAACAGGCGTTAAAGTTTCAATTTTTGAAGCGTTTTGTGTTGCTTTAGTATCAGCAGAAGTTGCTGTATTATTTGCATTTGTAGCAGTTGTTTGTGCATTAGTAGCTGTTGTATTAGCAGATGTTGCAGTTTGATTAGCACTATTTGCAATTGTAAGAGCGTCAGTTGCGTCAGATTGAGCAGAACTTGCAGTTTGATTAGCATTTTCAGCTAGAGCATAAGCATTGTCAGCTCTTATTCCTGCATTAGTAGCATTTGTTGAGGCAGTACTTGCTGTTGACATTGCCTCACTTGAAGTATTGTTTGCATTTTGTGCAAGTGTTTGACTTGCTTGAGCGACTGTATCAGAAGCTTTTATAGCTGTGTCAATGTCAAGCATTGCTTTATTAAAATCACCAAGATAAGTAGGTTTATCATCGGCAGTATATTGTGGTAAACCATAATTTGCAGTTTGATTTGTATAAGACATAATAAATCATTCCTTTCATAAAATATTAATTAAGCAGTCAAAAGATGACCTGCGTTAAAATCGAATTCATAAGCTGTTAAATCTTTTGAATCAAAAGAAGTAGCTGTTAATTGTAACAAGTCAAAATCACCAGCTGAAATTGGTAAAGGTTTATGTAAATCAGCTAATTGATTAATAACGTCTGTTATTTTGTCAACCTCACCACTAAAAGGATTATACATATAATGATTAAAATCAATCATTAAAATATTTTTACTGTATAAATCAAAATTTCTAGCTGTAATTTCTTTGTCATCAAACTCTTCAGCTGTTAAATTTAAAGTATCGAATTCGCTTGCTGTTATTCCGTAGTAACGTAAATAACGGTATAAATCATAAACAACATTTTGAATATTATCGTAACGCCCTGTTGTAGGGTTATAAACGTCAATTCCTTTTATTATTATTTCGTCAATTTCTTCTTTTAATTCATTGAATTTTTGTTCTATTTCAACGTTTAATAAATCAATATTTGAATTAATATAATCTGTTAAAAATGAAACTTTTTCATTAATTAAAGAAGTTAATTGATTAATAACAATTTCGTCTTGAAAATCGGAATATTTTTTTAATTTTTCAATTTCTTCGTCAGTATAATTATATAACATTTGATTTTGACTGTCAACATAAGTTTTTAAATCAGTTATAGCATTTTCAATTAATTTTTCTATTGCCTCAATTGATACTTCATTTATTGCTTTTATAACTTCATTTAATTTTTGATTTATTTCAATTAGCTGTTCTTCATAAGTTAAACTAATCATATAAGAAGTTGGAAGTTCTCCAATTGTTTTATACATTTTTAAATTTTTTATACTCATAATAAAACCTTCCTTTCTAATACAAGCCCATAAAAAGACTTTGTAATTCATTTATTATATCTTTATCGACAGCAATAATATTTTCTCTAAATTGTTTAATCATTGCTTGATAAGACGCTGTAATTCCTTGATTTCCTTTCAAGTGTCTTACAAATTCCTCTGTATTTTTATTAGTTATTGAGGAAGTTGTATTTGTTTCATCTGTGATATTGCTTTCTGTTTCACTTGCAGAAGTATTTGTTGCATAATTTCCATTAAGGATATTTTCTTTATTAATTTCGCCTTGAGGTGTATCTGAATTGATATTTAAACCATTAGCATTATTTTGAGCGTTTGAAATTGAATTTCCTTTGTTTTCTCCCTCTCCCTCAGTTGTACGATTAAAAGTTTCGTAGTAATCAACATTAACTAAAGGGTCATACTCAATAGCATTAGTATATATTAAAGGAAGTTTTGATTCCATTATTTCCTTCATTGTTATTTTTGCATAATGTTTAAAAAGTTCAGGAGTTTCAAAACCAATTTCACGCATAAAGTAATGGTCAACAATTTTGCTTGCCAGTTTGTCTTTACTCCACATTTTTGAGTTTTCCAAAACTTTAATTTGTTCAGGTAATAAATAATCAGATATTTCATAATCTTTAAACCATTTTTCAACTTCATCTCTTGAATATATTTGACATATTTTACGAAGTTCAACAGTATATGTTGCCATTATTTATCACCTTCCTTTATTACATTTAATTTATCAAGTTCGTTTAATTCTTTATAATCATTGACAATACTTTGAGCGTTTTTGATTATATTATGCAAGTCTGAACGAACACGAACTGAAATTTCCTTATCAGTACCAGTAAAACCAAATTTTTCGTTGAATTGTTTACATGCAAGTTGACGAGGTGCTAAATAGCTTTGAAGATTTAAATTAATTAATTCATTATTTGAGTTAGCCTCATCAGTAATTAAACGTTCTTTCTTATCAACCATTATATTATTAATTCCGTAAAAAAGTCAATGCCTCGTTCCATATTTCTTTTTTGTAGTCAATTATTTTGTCAGCTATAAATGGAGCGTCAGTTTTAATTGCACGTAAAGCATTTTCATCAAGTTGAGATTTATCACCAAAAATAAAAGGTCTGTTTCCGTCATATTGTGAATATAAATTTTCCATTAAAACTCTTTGTTTTTCATCTATTGTTAATAGTACAGGTGTTTTTTGAGCTTTTATATTTACGTCAGCTGTTCTTTCTGCCTCGTATAATCTTAAAGCAAAAAGTTGAATCGTATTATATGTTGGAATTCTGTTCCAATCGTTCATGACTAATATACATTGTTTATCTTCTAAATATTTTCTTCTTTCTTCAGATAAACCTTCAATTCCTGTGTATAGTCTTCTAAATGTTGAATAATCAAAGGAATAACAATTCAAAGACGTTGGTAAACCATAAATATTAAGTGAACCATTTGCGCAAGCGTTTGTATTAATAAAACCAAATTTTGGGTCTTTTAAAAATGCACATTGTCCGTGTAAAAATAATGATTTTTCAATATATCTTGCGTCCATTGATGAGGGTAAATTTACCCACTCAAAAATTGAAAGAGCTACTTTTGTGAATCTGTTTAAATAATCAATAAATGTAAAATCATTTAAAATCATACTGTCAATAAATTGAGAATTTTTTATATTAGGTTTTTTCATTTTTTAAATTCTCCTTTCTATCTGTTATTTTGTGAATAATCTAAAAATGTTTGAGGATTATGCCATAAAGTTATACCATTGTCAAACATTAATTTAATCATTACTAAATCTTCTTGAGGAATATCAGCAATAATATTTGAATCAATTGTTTTTATATAGTTCCAATTTGGTCTACTGTTTAAATTTGGTGTTTTTACTTGATTAGTTTTATAACCGTACATGTCAAAATATTTGTCAATACGTCTTGCGAACTGTTCTTTTATTGTGTATCTTGTAAATATACTTCTATCAATTAATTCATAACCTAGTAAAGTAGCATTTGAACTTGACATGCGGCCTGTATTTGGTAAAAGTTGTTGTTTTTCAACCTGTGCCATTTGTTGTTTAATATAATATTCATGATTTTTATCAATACTTGCCATTTTAAAACCTAGATTGACAGATGTTCCTAGTGCTTGAGTTGGATTATCTCCAAAAGCTTGATTTACCATATCAGCAAAACCACCAAAACCAGTTTGCATTGCATTTATTTCATAATTATACTGTTCTTGTTCCATATTTAAAGAAACAATTTGAGAATTTTGAGCTAGCCAAGTATTATAATATTGACTAATCCAACCAATAGTTGGGTAACCGTTAATAATTGTCATGTCAGGGATATTTCTTCCAGATTGACCTCTATAATTTTTTGGAATAATAGCAACTGTTGGATTTGGTGAAATTTCAGACATTAAATCAAATTGAGGTTGACCTGAAACAAAATTTTCATACCTATAAATTTTAGAACTTCCATTTGGTGGATTAAATCCTAAATACATGTAAGGATAAGTTCTTAATTTTTGATTTTTAGGTTGATAACCGTCGAGATTTGTTGGAGTACTTGTTAAAGTTTTTGAAATAGGTGTTGCTTTAAAATCTGAAATAAACCATTGCAAAACTCCACTTCTTAAATCTTGAGCAGTTAAACCTTTAAACCCTACAAGTGCCAAAATAGGAACAGAAAATACTGTCATAATAGCGTCACCAAAACCCAAATTATTAATAGTTTGAAGTAAACCTTGTATCATATCAGAAGTGACCACACAAAAATACATTCCGTTAGGAATTCCATTAGCTATAACTCCCATAGCTGTTGGTGTATCACTTGTTAACCCATCATCTTTAGGATTTCGAGTATATGCAATTATATAAATAGGTTCTAATTCGTCAAATTCAGCTGTTCCACCAATTTTATATTCTCCAGTTTCTAAACCTTCAGGAATTAAATTAAAACCGAGGAACGTCCTCATTAGTATAGCACATTTCCCTATCAATAAAACTTTCCAAAAATGTCAAATCAAATTGCCAAGTTTGCCAAACGTCAGTTGATATTGATATTTCGGTCATACTATCATTTATATATTTCATACCATCAATAAAAGCATAAAACCACTTATTTGAATAATTTTCGTTTTGATACATAACATAATTATATTCAATTAAATCATCAAAATGACCGTGGGTAACGAATAACATTATCTTTTCTTTGATATTTTGCGTCACTAATATTTAAATGAGGTAAACTTGAAAAATAATCAAACTGACTCTGTTTATTTGCAAAAGTCAATTGATTTTTATTATCAATATTTATTGGAACTTTAACAAGATAAATATTTGTATTTGGTGCTACTACCATTTTAAAACCTTCTTTCTTCATAAAATTAGAGGAAGGAAGGTTTTTTAATTTTTGCCTTTCCTTCCTCAATAGGAGTATTTCTATTTAAATGATAGAATTCAATTTTATTCAGCGTGATATGGTACAGTAACAGCAATTTCAACTGAAACATTACCTGCGCTTACTGTTATAGTTGCCTCACCATCAGCATTTGTGTCAGGTGCAACTCCAACAATTGTTACAACTTTTCCTTCAATTGTTGCTGTTGCAACGTCTGAATCTGAAGAAGTAACTGTTATTTCAGGACTATTTGCTTGAAATGGTGTAGTTATTATTGTAACTTTTTTATTTTCTCCTTCTTCAACTGTAACAGATGATTCTGAAGTTTCTAATGCTGTAATAGCAACTTCAGGAGCTTCAGTTGCAAAAATTAAACCGTTAGCAAATAATGAATAACCGTACATTCTAACAACATTTAAATAATATTGCCATGTTCTATTATTAGCATTATAAAATTCGTCCATTGTAATTTCTTGTTCTTTTATTCTGAACCAGTCGCGGTCTGCTATCATACCAACAATTTTTGAGCCATCAAATATTTTTTCACCTTCACTATTATATTGGTCAAAATCATTTACATAAATAATATTTCCCATAAGTGTTGATTTATCAATATTGAACGCACTTGCTAAAACATTAACGTCAATAAAGCTTGCTAAATCGTTTCTTATTAAGAAAACTATATTTTCAGGGTCTGACCATGTAAGAACGTCTCTACCATATCCACCAACTTGACGCCATGCGTTATAGTTTACAGTTGGAGTTTGCATGTTTAAATAAGCAGTTCTTGCTTTTGTTATAAAATCTTTAGCAAGAGCCTCAGTTGTTGGTGCTGAAACAACTTCAATTCTAGCTTGATTAGATTTGTAAGCACTTGAAACTAAACCTTTTGTAAGATTATATTCATCTATATAAGCACCATTATATAAACTTTGTGTTAAACCGTCAATAAAGTTTTCAAGTGTTGACCATGAAACAAAAGCGTCTTTTAATTTTGCTCTTGTTATAGTAACGCAATATTGTAAGTCTGAATTTATTTTTTGATATTGAACTTTAACGTCAGCCTCATATTTTGCAAGTAAACCTGCAAAATCATCAACATTAAATTTTCTAGCTTTAGCAGGGTTTATATATATTTCTTGACCTATACTTCCAAGAGGGATTCTGTCTCCTTCTAAAACTCTTAATGGATTTCTAAATAATTTAACGTTTACTTGAGTGTAAACTATTCTTTGAACCAAAACGTTCATAAATTCATTTGCAACTTGAGGATTCTCAAGAATAGGACTTGCAAAAGAACCAATATCAGTATCGTCCATTATTTCAGGCACATATCTGTGATATAAAGTATTATTTTCAATTGAAGTTTCTCTTATTTGATTAAGAGATGTTTTTAAACCTTCTTTTATAGCCATTTAAAATCAATCCTTTCATTTTTAATTTTTTTGACGAAAGATAATATTCAAAATATTTAATATTATTATATCAATCAAAAATTTTTATGTCAATAAATTTAAATAAAATTTCCGTTTTCATCAAATACAGATTTAAAGTTAAAAGGTTCTTTGGGTTTTTCAGGTTCTTTATTCTTGAAAGATTTATCTTCATCAAATTCGTCCATACCTACTTGCTGAAGTAAATTTCCGTTTACTTTTATTAAATTATTATTTTGTTGTTCTAAATTTTCAATTTTTTTATTTTGTTTTTCGATTAATTCTAACATATTTGAATTATCTGTAATAAGCAGACCTAAATCATCAGCAATAACTCCTGAAATTTTATCTCCTGCTTTTTCTTGAATTGAACTTATAATTTTATTGTGTTCCTCTTTTTTCATTTTTTTCACCTTCTTTTATAATTTATTCTAAATTTTATAGCTTTACTCATAAGCCATTTTTTACTGTTTGAAAAATCTACTGGAGTTGGTGGAATAGGTGGAACAGGTGGTGTTGAACCGTCATATTCAACAATTGTTCCTCTTACATTTGGAATTCCTAAAGGTTGACCGAGGGTCAACGAAAGAAGAACATTGCCAATTTGAAGTTGTGCTTGCCTCTAAATGTAAATGAACCCCTGTTGAATTACCTGTATTTCCCATTTTTCCAACAATTGTTGAGGTTGTTACTCTGTCACCAACATTTAAATTAATTGAACCGTGAACCATGTGACAATATCTAAAATATAAACCTGTTGCGTCATCTTTTATTTGAACTTGATTTCCTAAAGCAGGAGTTGTTCCTGTACTATTTTTATAAGTATATGTTACTGTTCCAGTACAGCAAGCATATAAATCAGGGTTTGTTGCATTTGTACCACTTTGAGGAAAATCAATACCAGTATGAAAACCACATGAATAGCTTGCAGACGGTTCACCATAAGGTTGACCAACCGTACAAGTTATATGTAGGGGACTTTGTGAGGTTCTTACAGTGGCCATTATCTAACACCACCAAGCCATTTTACAAACCCTGTTTTTTTGTTGTTAGTTCTATCAACATTATAAACTACTAAAGCTTTTGAATCGATTATTCCATAGCATTCGCAAATTTCCCAAGGATTTAAATAACCAATTTTTTTAGAACAGTTTAAATCTTGATAAACTATTTCTTTTGTACTTCCATTATGATATTGTTTCACTTCAAAATCACCTCCATTATTTCCAGTATCTCCTGTAATATCTGATTCGTCTATATTTTCACATTGTAAGCAATTATTCATATCAACTCTTCCAAATATTCCATCAATTCTTCCGTTAGAAGAATATTGCCATAAATCAACTTTAAAATTAGCTGTCATTTCATTATTATATTGTGCAAGCCATATTTTATATTTTGCAAGTTCATTTTCATAAAGTTTATTATTAAACCAATTAAGATTTGCGTAAGTGCCTGAAACATAACCTGCATTTGTAACCATTTCATTAAATTTTAAAGCATGGTCTGTTAATTCTCTTCTACTTAAATAAGAAGTTGAGCTATCTTCTAAATCTATAAAAACAGGAAGTGTTGGTCTGTGTGATGAAAATAAATTTAATTTTGTTAAGACCCAATTTGTTCCACTTATAATGGCCTCAACAGATTTGCAATAAGAATAAGCATATACTCCAACTTGAAAACCTGCATTTATAGCTTTATTATAATTTTCTATAAATTTTTTATCAAGCGTATGATTATTTTTGTTACCTAACCAACCAATTCTAATAATAACTTTATTGATTCCTTGTTTTTTAACTCTTTCAAAATCAATAGTTCCGTTATGTTCTGAAATATCAATTACTTTTTCCATTTATTTTTCCTCACTTTCATTTATTTTAATTTCGTCTGTATATTCTTTCATAATCTTTTCAAGAAAATCTTGTAATTTTCTAGGAATAGGAAGTTCACATTTTATCATATTTTTAAGAACAGATAAACTTTCAAAAGTTATAAATAAAATTGAAAATAAACTATCAATTCCCACTCTGTCAAAATTTAAATAATCTTTAACAGGTTCAGGAATAAAACAAATTAAATCAATTGGAACTAATAAATCAATACCCACTAAAAATAACATTGCTGTTATCATTGAAACTTTACGAATCATTCCATCAATTCCAATTGTTGAATTTATTTTTCTTTCTTTTAATGCTCTAATTACTCCAAAAACAATATCCATTACAATTATTAACATTAAAAGTTTAACTCCCGTTGTGTTAAAATGTAATAAAATTTCATATTTCATAATATTCACCTCTTTAGTTTTTCTTGAAAAAATTTTATCATTTTTATTAAAATTTTACAATATTTTTTATTGTTTTTTCTTCTTTAATTGTAAAATCAGTTTCAACTAATTTTACACCACCCTCAACATGTTTAAAAGTTAATTTTCCACCACATGTAAATCCTGTTTTAAAATTTTCCCATGTTACAAAATTATAACAATTTTTAGGCATACCCGCACAAGTAATATGAATTTCGTTATTTTCTTCATAAATATAACATTTTTGTCTTATAAATCTTGCTTTATTATAACAACCTTCATTTTTCCAAGCTCCAAGCTTTACGTCATCAATTTCACAAAACTCTTCAAGTTCTTTAGCTGTCAAAGTAGTTTTAATTGAATCTGTATCAGAATATATATATTTATTAAAACCATATTTTTTAATTGAATAATCCATAATTGACTGACTAGTTCTTATAGTTTTATTTCTTGCATAAGCTGTTATAAATGAACCAATAGGTAGATATAAACCTTTTTTACGTTCTTTTTCACCCAATTTATAATGAATAATTTTATCATCACCTAAATACGGTATTTTGCTTTGAGCGTCTTGAGACGTTGAAAATTTACCATATAATGAATTAAGCATTAGTTTAGCTCTTGTTCTTTGTCCTAAATTTCCGTGTGATAGTTCCTTCATTTTTTACTTGTATCCATTTATCAATGTATTTCTGAAAAATCCCCTTTATGCTTTTAAATTTCCACCCGCATACATATTCTAAATCATAAACATTATATTGTTCCAAAAATAATTTCAAGTCAATTGAGGTTAAAACTAAACACACAATTTCATTATCTGAACTTGTTAAATATTCGTTCTGCCTAAAAAATGATTTATTATTTTTAATTTGAATTGTTGGAATTTTATTTTCTTTAATTTCAAAAGAACATGTTATTGTTTGAATATATAAATTATAAATATTATCCTCTTTATATTTACCCTCAAAATAAATAGGTTCACCAAAAGGTAATTCTTCATTATACATAACTGAAGGGTATAAACTGTTTACGTCCAAACTTATTACATTTTTAACCTCTTTTTCTTTATATTCTGGAGACAAATAAGTAAATCCACCCTTATAGCTTTTACGCAATTCTTTGTCAAGATTATAATCAAGTTCAGGAAAATAATGCTTAAATTTATTTTCTCCCATTATTTCCTTATAATCATTTAAAGCATTTGAACCTTGAGTCATCTTTTTTAAGTTGTCATCAAATAAAGTTTTAAGCGCTTGAGCAACAATAAGAACGTCATTTTTTATATATTCTCTTTCTTCTTTATTAAGTTCATAGCCAACCTTTCGAGGTTTATTATAATCTATTGAAAGCTTTGAAATTTCAAGTTTGAAACTTTTTGCAATTTGTTCAACTGAAAAAGGTAAAATTTTCAAACTATCATATATAGTAACTTTATGAGATTTTTTATTTCCTTTTTTAAAATAAATGACAATTGAATAAAATTGACCCATATCAGATATTAATGTTGTAAATGTATTGTCTGTTATATCTTCTTTATTTATTACATGCTTAAAATTATGTGTTAAAAGCCAATATATAATAAATTCACCATCAAATTTTAAATTGTGAAAATAACATGTACAATTTCTTTCAGATTTTATAAATTCAATAAAACCTTCAATATTATTACCAATATTTATATTTTTTTCGTTTCCAATTTCACACGTTGCCCATGCCCAAACTCTAGTTTTATCTTTTTCCCATGTTGAAGTTTCAAAATCTGCTGTAAATTTTTTCACATTTAAAATTCACCCCTTATTCAATTAAGCCAAGTTTTGCAAGTTCACCGTTAAAAATATCTTCATTTGATGAAAGACCACCATAAACAAGCGTTCCTGATTCATCGTCATAATATAAAAATAAATCTGATAAATAATCACTTTGTTGAATATATTTAAAAAAAGACTTTGGATTTTTAATTGATTTTAATTTTTGTTCAAGAATTTCATAATTTTCAAAATTAGAAAATGCCTCTCTCATACTTTGAAGGTAATTTTCTTTATATGTTGTTGCTTTTCTCATTTCATAATCTAAAGTTCCGATTTTTTGAAGTCTTGATTTCATTTTTTCAAATTCAAAACCCTTTTTATTTTGCCAATTTTTTAAATTCAAAAGTTGAGAATTAATTTCAATTTCCCTTTGTGTTGTGTAGGGTTTTTCAATTTTATCTATTGAAGATAATTCTGTTTTTAATCTTTTTTGTGCATTTTTGGAAAGTTGAATTAATTGTTGATTTTCCCACTTTGTAATTTTTTCACCTGATGAAAGTTCAATAATATCAGTTGCGTCCTCTTTTAAAAAACTTTTCAAAACATTAATTTGTCTGTTTAATTCTTTTCTTGTTAATATATCACCGTTTTAATTCTGAATAACTAATTTCATCAGGTAGTAAAAGAGCATTTTCCTCTGATTTTAACTCATTTATTTTTTTATTAAATTGTGAAACAGCTTTTCCAAGGGATATATAGTCACCACGTTTCCAACGAATTTGATATTCAGCCATTTTTTAAAACTCCTTTACATAATATTTTTATTATAAATGCAAGAAACGAACTTGTAAATTATACAAGTTCGAATCCTAAAGCTTTGTTTCCTGAGTTTCTTACAGCCTTTTCAATTATTTTAATTTCAAGACCTTCTTTAATTGAATCAAGACCAAACATTCTCACATAATTTATCATTTGCATAGTAAATATTTTTGAACCTGTAACATAAGATTTTTTATTATCATCTATTAATATTGTAACCATTGAAACTTCTTTGTCTTTTATTATTTCACCAGTCTCATCATTAATAACAGGTTCTTCCAAAGGTTTTTCATTAATTTTAATTAAAACGTCTGTTACTCTTATTTTTTCACCTTTACAGTCATTAATTTTAAAATCACAACTGTTTTCTAAATTAAATATTTGTTTATTGTCCTCAATTGTTGTGTAAATTTTTCTTTTTGTTTTTGTTTGACTTTGCATTTCTCCAAAATCGCTCACAATTAAATTGTTTTCTTTTGATTCATTTTCCATAATTAAACCTTCTTTCTGCTATTTTAGCCATAGCTGGCGCTAATTATATTTTTATTACTGTATAAAAATTTACAGTAAAATTAATAACTATTTTCTTATAATATTAATGATTTGAACTTTTCCTGTTCCATACATATTAGTAAAAATTTCTTGAGCTTGAACAGCGTCACTTGCATTAATATTTATCTTCTTTATAATTCCATCAATGGAATAAGTAACTTCAAACATATTTTTCACCTCTTATAACAATTTACAAAGTATTTTTGCAGTCTCTTTGTCAAAATTTTCAATAATTTTTTGTTTTATATCATTTATATAATCTTTATCAACGATTTTTCTAGAAGTCTTTATAATTTCATCAAGTTTATTAATTCCTTGATTTTTTGCAATACTTGAAAAAATCATTCCTAAATCTTCAATTAATTTACTGTCAGTTGAATCAATAATTGAAATATTATCTTTTATAAATATCATTTTTTCTCACCCCTTATAATTTCCTTTAATTTTTTATTTTCAATAAGTAAATTATTAAAAAAATGTAATAGTTCTTTTTTATCTTTGTTTGTTGTGGAACAATTTACTATTATTGACCTAATTTTTTGTTCGTTTGTTTCTAAATTTTTATATACTGTATAAGTTCTTTCTTTTAAATATGAAAAATCATTTTTTATCATTACCTTTTTTCCTTTCAATATAATCTTCAAGCCATAATCCTATAATAAAAATACATGTCATTATCAATGCACCTTTTAACATACCAACTAAAATTAATGCGTTAATTATTCCCTTCATTATTCAGTACCACCAACTTTATAAAAATTTGATTTTTCTTTTTCATTTTGTACATGTAACATACCTTTTGCCAATATTATTAAAACTTCTTGTGTTGTTTTATCAAGTTGACTAAATATTTCTTGCATTTCTTCATTCATTTTTTATCATTCCTTTCTAATAATTTCTTGTTTTAACTCTTTTAAAAGAACTATCATATCTGTTAATTCTCTTTTTTCTTCATTATCATCTTCATCATAACTGTCTAATTCTTCCATTTCTTCAAATAATTCTTCTATTTTTTCATTTATTACTTTTATTGTATTTTTTTGTTTATTCAATTCTTTTTGTTGTTTTTTTATTAGATTTAAAATTGTTTCTACACATTCTATTTCATCATCATCTAATACTAATGTCCCATTGTCAAATGCGTGTGTATAAAATCTTTTTTCTTTTATATCTTTTAATGTTGTAATTGCTTCCTTTTCTTCTTCATTCATAATTAATTTTCCTTTCTAATACTCTTTACGATTTGTTTATGTAATTTATTAATACATTTTTCTTTTTCTTTATCAGTTAAAACATTATGAAACCATAAATACAAAATATTATCTTTTGCTTTTTCAAATATATCTATATCTTTGCATTTATATTTCTGTCTTGCTAATTGTAATTCAATACTTTCAAATGCATTATAATGAATTTCTATCATTCTTTCTTCACTCATATCTATTTATCTCCCTTCATTTAAAATTCGATTATCTAACTTTATAAGCATTATATAGTTATATTTTTTCTTTGTCAAGTCTTTTTTAAAAAATTTTTCGAAATTCGAAAATTTTATTGACTTTTTTATTTTTTATTGATATTATATTATTGAGGTGAGTTATTTTGAATAAAAGATTGAAAATTTTGAGAAAATCTTTAAACCTTACACAGTCTGAATTTGCAAATAGTATTGGAATAAAAGGTTCTTCTTATTGTGATATTGAAAACGGTAAAGCTTCAATTACTGAAAGAACTATAATTTCTATTTGTTCAATTTATAATGTCAATCGTCAATGGATTGAATTTGGGAAAGGTAACATTTTTGTTAATAAACTTGAAACGGAATTTTTTGAAAACTATAATTCTTTAACTGAAGATTCAAAAAAATTTATTTTAGAATATGCAAAATTAAATATTGCCAAATAAAATATTTTATGTTATACTATTTTTGACGGTTTTATAAAGTAAATTATAAGTAACGATTTATAATGTCACCGACGTGAAGAGCGTTTTTATAAATCTTTTGGCGTGGTAGCCTGCTTATTAACTTGTAAAACTGTCATTTTTATGAGGTGAATTAAATTGGAAAATGATTTTTTTTATAATTATGATAAAATATTATCATATAATGCAATGCTTAACTTTTTAATTGGTGAACGTGGAGTTGGTAAAACTTATGGTGCAACTAAATTTGTTATTAAACAATTCTTAAAAAAAGGTGAACAATTCGCATATATAAGAAGATATAAACCTGAACTTAATGAGGCAGTTCCTAAGTTTTTTGATTCTGTAAATTCAAATAATGAATTTGAAAATCATTTATATAATAAAGGTAAAAAATTCTATTGTGATGACCAAATTTGTGGTCATGCAATGACACTTTCAACTGCTCAAGATTTAAAATCTTCAAATTTTAATAAAGTAAAAACTATTATTTTTGACGAATTTATTATTGAAGAAGGTCAGAAAAAATATTACCTTAAAAATGAAGTTTTTACATTTTTAAATTTATTAGAAACTATTTCAAGATTACGAGATATTAGAGTTTTTATGCTTGCAAACTCTGTCACTATTACTAATCCTTATTTCATTTATTTTGATTTAAAACTTCCTTATAATAATGATATTCAACTTTTTAAAGAAAATACAATTTTAGTTCAACACATGACTAATCAAAAATACAGAGAAATTAAAAAGGCATCTCGTTTTGGAAAATTAGTTGCAGGAACTTCTTTTGAAGATTATGCTATTGACAATAAATTTATTTTAGATAATGAAAACTTTATTGAAAAGAAAAAAGGTTCAGCTAAATTTTCTTTTGCTTTTATTTATAATAATATTACTTTTGGCGTTTGGTTTGATTATAAAGAAGGAAAAATTTTTATTTCTCAGGATTATGATAAAAATTCTCCTTTTATGTTTTCGACTACTTTAGCAGACCACTCACCGAATACCATGTTTTTAAAAAATGCTAGAAAATATAAAGCATGGAAAAATTTAATTGAAAACTATGAACTAGGTAATGTAAGATTCGAAAATATTAAAATTAAAAATATAACACAAACGCTAATTAAGAGGTTATTAATTCAGTAATAAAAATTTTATTATTCTATTGACTTTTTAATTTGTTTATGGTATTATTATTATAGTTTATTATTATTTTTATATATTAATAGTTTTCTTTGGTCTTTATGTTACCCCATTGTTTCGCATTGCGTTTCAATGGGGAATTTTTGTTCGCTTTTTTGGCGCAATCTATTTCCA